ACAAAGGAGGGCGCGAGCCGCGGAGCGCGAGCCCCGACGCAAATAAAAAAGTGACCGCTACTATTACCGGTCACTTTTGAGCTTTTGAGCAGTATAGAGGCGTTCGCTGATAGTCGCTCAAATGACCGACTCTGGAGGTCCCCGTGTTAGAAACGTATGTTTCACAGTCAATGGGGAGAATTTACTTCTCCTTGACCCAGCGCACCCTACGTGGAAGTATGTGCGCTTTTTAGTTTACCAGCGAGAGGTGGGTACCCATGAGCACTTCCAAGGCTACCTGGAACTTGAGCAACAAGTAACATTCAGTGTCCTGCATACGTATGCTGGTCTGGAGCACGCCCACTTCGAGCGCCGCCTCGGCTCTGCTAAGCAAGCACGACACTATTGTGAGAAGCCAGTTGCCGATTGCAGCTGCCATATCTGTGATGCAGAGCTTCAGAATCCGACGAAAGTTGAAGGCCCTTGGGTGTTCGGCTCCATGTCCGAACAAGGTCAGCGTGCCGAGCTCCTTGAAATCAAGCGTGAGCTCGATCGAGGCGCTCCTCTTAAACGCATTAAGGATGAGTTTTTCCCAGAATGGGTTCGCTACAATAAGGCATTCACGGAGTTCCGTCGTCAGTCTACGACCCCTCGCAACTTCAAGACCAAAGTTTTCCTATTTATCGGCCCCCCCGGTAAAGGCAAGTCCACTCTCATGAAGACGATTGCGCGTTACCTCGGCACCTTCTACAAGGTCCCCGCCAAGAAGGGCTCTGGTCTCTATTTCGACGACTACGACAACCAACTCGTGATGCTCCTCGATGAATTCACCGGAGCGTATATGCCACCCGAGTTCTTTAACTTGCTTGCCGATGAGCATGAGTGCGTATTGCCAACCCACGGTGGAGCCGGGCATCAGATGGTATCGAAGTTCCTGTTCATAGGGACGAATTATTGCCCCAAGTCCTGGTGGAAGAACCGCAGCGCGGTACAACTCCTCCAAACCACACGTCGCATCGACGTTGTCTTCAAGATTGGCTTTGTCCATCGCGTACCTGATCCTGCAGACCCTCTTTACAACTTCGAAATCCACCCTGGCCAATTCGGCTATCCGATTCACGATAAATAGGGTCTCCTTATGGCTCGCACCAATACTTTTGTTCGCGCCATGAAACGTGGGCAGAAGAAATCTACGTTCAAGTCCAAGGGCAAGTTCTTGAAGACCCGCTCCGTCCGACCCAAGCGCCAGCGCCTGTCTATGAACCAGCGTACCGGTGGTCTCCTCGGCGTCGAGTTGAAGTACTACGACGTGAGTCTTACTTCACTTGTTTCCAATTCCAGCGCCTCAGCCGCTGGTGTTTTAGGTATCGCTTGTCGGTACTACGACCGTTGCCAGTGTTGACGCAACTGGCGCGGAATTAGGTATTTGCTGTTGACGAACATCTTGATAACCCTGGCGGTGATCCTATTGACGGTGCTAGAGATCCCGCCACTGTCCTCTGCCTTAGTGCTCCTGCACAAGGTAACACGGCCACCACAAGGATCGGCAAGCAGATCATTGGCAAGTCCTTGTACATCAAGGGTAACTTGTTCCAGCCCGCGTTCGAAGACACCGCCAACCCCCTCGGTCCCGATAACGTCTACCTCGCCGTTGTCCTTGACACCCAGACCAACGGCGCACAAGCCCAGTCGGAGACTGTCTTTGTGAACCCATCCTCGTCTGGCCTCTTGGCCACGTGCCCTCTCCGCAACATGGAGTACAACTCCCGCTTTCGCATCTTGAAGGATGGGTTCTGGGGCATCGACCACAACACCCTCGGTGTCGAAGGTAACAACCTTCACGCCGCCCAAGGTGTCTCTCGCCACTTCGAGTGGTTTATTCCACTCAACAATCTGGAGATCAACTTTATCACCAATGCTGCCGGAGGCGTTCAGTATGTCACTGACAACTCCATCCACATGTACGGCTGGTCTACGCAGGGTACCACTGCGCTTTCGTACAACAGTCGCATGCGCTTTTGGGGCTGAAAGTTAGTACTTTCTAAACTTTAGTTTTTTCGCAACATTGCTTTGAGGTCTGCGTCGCGGCCAACATCCTCTACTCTTCGTTGCGCTTGCTGAAGTAGAGCTCGTCGCACCAGTTCCAGATGCACGCATCTTCGATCGCACTCTCTGAGCCAGATAGTTTGCATAGGTTCTGCACATCGCGATCTTTTGCTCGTCAGTCATGTCATGCTCTGCGAAGTACACCTCAAGGTCCGGACCTTCGACATACTGCTCGTCGCACTGGAGGCTGCGCTTGAACTTGTTCTGGTGCTCGAGGATCTCCTCATCGGGCTGATCCTCTTCCTGTTCGACGGGCTCATCGTCGTCGTCCTCCTCCTCCATGTCTTGCTGACTCTCACACACGCATGGCCATTCACGACACTCAAGGCATATCTCGTCCTCATCATCGTTCTCAACGTGTTGGCCCAGATGCGCGGGACACTTCCCTGCCGCACCTCTTGTGATTACGGGTTTATCCGGGTCACTCACCATATCAATCATTGTGCGCTGTGTCATGTCGTCACAGTTGCAGTACGGCCAAGCCCAACACCTATCGCAGACTGGTATCTCGGAGACCCTCTGCACAGAAATAATCTTTTCGACTCTAAAAATCGCGATTCGACTTAGATCGCGTTGGAAAACGCCGCGTCTTTTTCCTCCTACCTAGGTATCGGCTTCCAGCAGGTAGGGTTTAGGGTTTAGGGTTAGGGGGAGGGGTTCCCCCGTCCGAAACAAAGGAGGGCGCGAGCCGCGGAGCGCGAGCCCCGACGCAAATAAAAAAGTGACCGCTACTATTACCGGTCACTTTTGAGCTTTTGAGCAGTATAGAGGCGTTCGCTGATAGTCGCTCAA